CCGAAGCGATCACCCTGTCGGTAACACTGACCACCTACCCGGATTCCAGCGGGAACAACATCTACGTCTACACAGACAACGGCGTCTTCACCGGCTCCGCATAAGCCAGTAGGGGCAGCGCGCACTGCGGAGGGCGCGCGCTGCCCTTACTGCCACACCCAAGACACGCCCTCCGCGCAATCGAAAGGTCTCCGACAATGGGCGAGAAGTTCACGACAGAAGTAGACGGCGTGGCGATCACATTGCCAAGCCTTAACCAGCTACCGATGAAGGCCGCGCGACTGACCCGCAAGCTCGACGACGGCGCGGACAAAATGTTCACGATCCTCGAAATGATGCTCCAAAAGGATCAACCCGCCGCGCTGGACGCGCTCGACGAACTAACCACGGATGAGTTCACAGTCTTCATCGAATCCTGGCAGGAGTTCAGTGGCATCGACGTGGGGGAATCCACGGCCTCCTAGAGCTCTTAGACGAGCACCAGGAGGCGATTGAATACGACCTGATCGTGCTGGGGCTCCGGTTCGCCGACGTTCCGCAGCGGCTGGACTGGCGCGCGCTGTGGGTCATCTGCTCACAGTCGCCGCCGGGTTCCGCGCTAGCCCGATCCGTTCGTGGCCCCGCCGCGCAGTGGGGCGTCAACGAACGGCTACTAGCCGGAATCCTGCACGCGCTGCACATGGCGAACTGGCAGCGCGGCGGCGGTAAAGGCACCAAGCCGAAACCGATCACGCCACCGGATGAGAAAGCGCCGGGCACGCAATCGTTCGGCTCCGAACCAATCAAGATCCGAGACTTCAATGAATGGTGGGATGCACAGTGAGCGTTGAGCTAGCAACCGCCTACGTCTCCGTTGTCCCATCGGCTAAAGGGTTCCAAGGCGCACTAGCCAAAGAGCTCGGCGCACCCGTCACGGCGGTCGGAACCAAAGCCGGAACGGATCTATCCAACAGCTTCAGCCAGTCGGTAGGTAAGACCGGCGCGAAGCTGACCAAGACACTAACCCCGGCCGCCGCCGCAGTCGGTGCCGTATCCGCAAAAATCGCATCGAGTTGGAACAGCGGCACGGATGCCATCGTCGCCGCGACCGGCGCATCAGGTGACGCACTCGACTCAATGACTGAGTCAATGAAGACCGTGGGCGGGCAAGTCCCGCAAAACCTCGGCGAAGTCGGCGAAGCCATCGGCGAAGTCAACACCCGGCTGGGGCTCTCGGGCGCACCGCTCGAGGATATGACTAAGAAGATGCTGGACCTGGCGCGGATCTCCGGCGGCGACGTCACGTCAACCATCGCCGCAACAACCCGCGTATTCGGCGACTGGGGCGTTGCAACCGAAGACCAGTCAGGCGTACTAGACAAGCTTTACGCCACCACCCAATCGTCAGGCATCGGGCTCGAGAAGCTATCCGGGCTCGTTGTCCAGTTCGGCGCACCACTGCGTCAAATGGGCTTCAGCATGGAAGAATCCATCGCCCTGTTCGGCAAGTGGGAGAAAGAAGGCGTCAACACCGAAACCGCCATGAGCGGTATGCGCCAGGCACTCGGCAAACTAGCCAAGTCAGGCGAAGACCCCAAGAAGGCATTCGCCGACGTATCCGAAGCCATCAAGGGCGCGGGGTCCATCGCCGAAGCTAACCAGTTGTCAATGGAGCTATTCGGGTCACGGGCCGGGCCGGACATGGCCGCGGCGATCCGTGAGGGCCGATTCGAAATAGACGATCTAGTCCAAGGGTTTGGAAGCTCCGAAGGCGCGCTAGACGACGCGGCCGCCCGCACACTGCACCTATCCGACCGTTTCAAGATGATGGCGAACACGGTTACGGGCGTAGTCGGACCATACGCCGAAATGGGTATGGGCCTAGCCGGTGTCGCCGCCGGAATCGGACCCGTCATGCAGGGGCTCGGCGCAATGGGTCCGATGCTCGGCAAAGTCGCCGCCGGAATGAAACTGAGTGTGCTGTGGTCCGGCATCCTGAAGGCCGCCACCGCAGTCGGTACGGCAATCCAATGGCTATTCAATGCCGCGCTCACGGCCAACCCTGTCGGCATCGTTGTTGTTGCTATCGCCGCGCTCGTCGCTGGGCTCGTCTGGTTCTTCACCCAGACCGAGGCGGGCAGGAAGATCATCAAAGTCGTATGGGGCGCAATCAAGAACGCTATCGGCGGTGTCGTGTCATGGTTCCAAGACACAGCCATGCCGATCATCTCCAAAGTATTCTCGGTGATCGCCGCCGCCGTGCGGTTCGTATGGAAAATCTACTCCGCCTACTGGTCGCTCATCTTCCGCGCCATCAAATCCGTCATCGACTGGATCGTCGTGAACGTCTGGCCGAAGATCAAGGCCGTATTCTCGGCGATAGTCACCGCCGTAAAATGGGTATTCAAGGCTTACAAAACGTATTTCGCGCTCATCTTCCGCGCCATCAAATCCGTCATCGACTGGATCGTCGCGAACGTCTGGCCGAAGATTCAGGCCGTATTCTCGGCGATAGTCACCGCCGCAAAATGGGTATTCAAGGCTTACAAAACGTATTTCGCGCTCATCCTCGGCGCCGTGCGGAAAGTCATCGACTGGATCGTCGTGAACGTCTGGCCGAAGATCAAGGCAGCTTTCGACGCGGCCGTCCGGGTGGCGCAAAATCTGGCCGACAAGTTCCGCGCCGTCTGGTCCCGGGTGCGCGAAATAGTGGGAACCGTTGTCGGCTGGGTCAAGAACTACGTCATCGGCAACTTCAACCGCGTGCGCGACGTTACCGTCGCCGTGTTCAACCGCGTAAGGGACGTGATCGTTAGCGCCATCAACCGGGCTAAAGATGTCCTGCGCTCGGTCAAGGACGCGATAGATAACGTGATCGGTTGGTTTAAGGACATCGCGAGCCGGATCGGCGGAACCCTCGGCAAAATCGCCGACAAAATATCCGGGCCATTCAAGTCCGCATTCAACGCGATAGCGAACGCATGGAATAGCACCATCGGCAAACTGTCGTGGACCGTGCCCTCATGGGTACTCGGCCCCATGGGCGGCAAGTCCATCAGTGCGCCGAAGCTGCCCACACTCGCCGAGGGCGCCACCGTCATGCCGAAACGCGGCGGCACCCTAGCCATTCTCGCTGAAGCTGGGAAGGCCGAGACCGTCGTGGATACGGGGCTAATTAATGCTCGGATGTCCGAACTCGAGACGTTGCGCGGGCAGAAGCTGAACATGCCGCAATACATGACGATCGTGGACGCGAACGGGCAGCTAATGGGCACGATGAAAGTTGCCGCGAATGAGGCCGTTGCCGGTGTCGCACTGTCACTGGCCACCGGAAGGATCGTCTAATGGCTGTATCGCTGACCCTCACCCCAACCACGGCCACGGCGTCCGTCGATGTCACATTCGACGATGACGGGACGGGTGTGGACATTGTCACGATCACGCGCAGCACCGACACTCAGGCCGTGCTCCGCGGCGCGGCGGCTGCCGAAACATCCGGCGGAGTGTTCTTCACCCGCGACGACGAGGCTCCTTTTGGCACCGTCATCACTTACGCCGTGCATGACGTGGACGGCGACGTTATCGTTAGCGCGGCGACGCAGCTAAACGTCACCGATTCATGGCTGAAAGTTCCCGGCCAGGCATCCCTATCGCTGGCCGTACAGATCGGCAACCACGACCGGGCCGACACATACGGAACACCGCAAGGCGTGTTTGCCATTGAGGGCTCGCCGTACCCGATCGTGGTATCGGGCACGATGTCGGCGCGCAGTACCCAGGTCAGTTTGCTGACGTTCGACAGGGCCACCGGCACGCAGCTGCTGCGTGCGCTGAAGGCGGCACCGACGATCCTGCTAGAGACACCCGACGGGCACGCGCTGGCGCGCGGATACTTTGCCGTTGCCGGTGTCAGTCGTAAGCAATACTCCCGCGCCCTTAGCGGCGACGCGTCCGAATGGACGCTGCCACTCATTGAGGTAGACATCCCGTCGGGCGCCGGGGACATCACCGGGCCAACATGGGACACCGTTGTCGACACCTACGCTACATGGGCCGAACTAGTCGCCGCGCATTCGACGTGGCTCGATCTTGTGCAGAGCCTGTAAATGCTGCCCGTTACCGACGCATTCCTGCCCGCGATCGTTCGCCCTCACACGATCGTCACCTACGCCACCGCCATCAACGGCGCAACCGAAACCGAACTACCGATTGTCGGGTTCAGTGTCACAGTGGATTCGGCAAGCCAGTACCGGCGCACGCTGAATCTCACCGTCGCCGGGCTCGGCTACATCCCGACAACGGCAACGTCCGCCCTCGCGCCAAACGGGCAGCGCGTGCGAATCTCACGGGGCATTCAGTACGTGGACGGCGCGCAGGAGATCAAGTATCTTGGCACGTTCCGAATCGACTCATGGACGGCCAACCCAATAACAGGGTCAGTGCAGGTGCAGGGCTCGTCACTGGAATGCCTGCTAGATGACGACCGATTCGAGTCGCCGCGCAGCATCAGCGGATCATCCGCGCAAACCGTCATCCGTGACCTTTGCGAAGAAACCGCACCGGACGTGGACGTTGTAGTAACGGCAACCTTTGACGCCATCTGCCCGACTTTCGTTGCTGAAGAGGATCGGCTAGGCGCCATTCGCGAGATTGCCAGGGCGATCGGCTGCGACTTCCGGGCCGACGCCTTCGGCCGGTTCGAGCTACGCGACGCCCCCACCATCGACCAATACCCGGTCTGGACGATCGACGCGGCCACCGAATACACGATATCGGAACCTGTCGCCACCACCACGTTTGCGCCCGGTGCCCTTGTTGGTAGCGAACGCGGCGAGTCCCGCGAAGGCGTCTACAACGCAGTCACAGCACGCGGGGAAAACTTGGGCGACGACTACCCACCCGTGCAGTCAACCGTCACCGACCTGAACCCGCTGAGTGCGACCTACTGGGTGGAGTCACCGACCGAAGGTCAGCGGACGTGGGGCAAGCGTCGCCGCTACTACTCGTCGCCGCTACTGACATCGAACAGCCAGGCACGCAAAGCGGCTACTGCCATTCTCGCCGCGTCCGTCGGCGCCGCCAAGACCCTCAGCCTTAGCGCCATCTGCAACCCGGCGCTAGAAGACGGCGACGTCATCTACCACGGCGGCGAACTCTTCCTCGCGGACAGCTTCAGCATCGGATCGTCACCGGGCGATGGCATGGACATACAAACGAGATCGTCGAAGGTGCCCAATGAACTTGAGTGACATTATTTCAGCGCGCATCGACAGGGCATCCCAGTCCGCCGCGCTACGAATCGGCCTCGTCGTCGGTTCCGCCGATGGGCTACTCGAGGTACAGGTCCACGGGGTAACCCACGCCGACGTGCGCTAC